ACCCTCTGGTTGAGCTGGATAAAGCACCAACTCCTGTATAATTAAAGTTGTTGAGCAAGTCCCCAAAGGCGGCAGCCGTACCACCCGAAGAATAGTCAATATACTCAATCGCGTCATAAGGGGATACATCTGTCACCCCCCATACTGCCCTAGTAGAACTACTGCACCCTACTGGAGTGTTGCTAGCTAAAGAAAGGCCTGTAGTTATGTCTGCCCAGTCTGCGGCGTTTCCTGTTGTGGAGGGGTTGACTTGCGAAATTGTATAAGCGCGCCCCGACACGCCGGCTATTTTTATAGTACCAGCTATAAATATTACGGGCGTAAACGTATTTCCAGCAATAGGCCATAGCTCTTTGCCTGTCCACTGTAAGGCTTCAGCAAGAGTCCAAACACCCGATGCAGCACCCCCTTCTAAGGGGCCAGCAGGTGTGACTTTAGTTTTTGTAATTAAACTTCCCGGCCATTTTCTTGACATTTATAAGCTCTCCTATAAAAGCGTAGAAAAAAACCTTACGAAATTTCTTCGTAGCTTACTACCACTTTAAGATCATTAGCGGCCCCTGCGGTTGCCCCCAACGATCTATCTTCTTCTAAATAAAGAAAACTGTTTTTATCAATTACCACTAAAGACGCATCTGCGGGGACAGAAACGGTGCTTACAATTTCCGTCGCCGTGCCTCCTATGTCGTCTTGGGAGTAAAAACCTATCGTTATGTCTGCGGCAACAGAGCCGTCCACATTAGCTACGACTAACGAGTTTACTTTAAACACTTTTCCACTAGACGCAGCATTACTAAGCACCGCTGTAGCAGCGGTGCTAGATAAATCTACGGTAGCAGATTTTCCTGTGATAGTGGTTACATTTACAATATTTGGGGCGGCCATACTTATTTCTCCTTGTTAGCCGAAAACAATAGCCATAGCTATAGATTTTCCTATTCCTATTCCAGCATTTGCAAAACTAAGTGTAGCGCTTCCGTTAGTTACAAGTGCTTCATCGGCGTTACCGTCAACGGTTGGTAACGTAAAAGTGGTGACAAAACTCTGTAAATTCGAATCGTAAGCTAAGACGTTAGTACCAACCACTAAGCTCAAGTTAGTTCTTGCAGTGGCTGCGTTGTTTAAATCCGATAAATTATTAGCTATCTGTAAAGCGCCAGAATCGGTGACTACAAAAGTAGATGTTATATCTACAACCGCTGCTCCAGCCCCTGCGCCGTCAGCATATACTATTGCCGACTTACCGTTCGCTACTGTGACGTTCGCTCCTGCACCCTGTGATAAAATAACACTTTCACCAGAACTATTCTTTACTATGTAAATATGGTCTGCGTCATTTGGAGCAAACGTGACTGTGTTTGTTCCAGAAGGCGATCCGGCAAAAAGCAATACTCCGTATTGACCGTCCGATAAAGACCCTTCTGAAGTAGTTAGTGTGTGTGTAGTTCCTGAAAGCGTAATAGAACCAACACCGTTTGTCAGCCTGTCTACTATGTTCCAGCTTGTATTAGTGGTGGTTCCCCATGTCCCAGACTGTTCCCCAGTTGGAATAAGTTCTATACCACCGTTGGTTGTATACGTGCTTGTCATTTAAGCCTCTCTATGCTGCAATTTCTGTCCAAACGGTTCCGGGGTCAGGGATTATTCTGCCCCAGACTATCACAGGCGTTACTTCTCCGCTACCTGAAATACCCGTTACCGTTACGGCTGCGTCACCTATAATCGAAACAGTACCTACTTCCCCTGTACCCTTTATATTCGGGTTCAATGGGATGACTTGGCTGTTCCGTATTTCTACCGAACCTACACCACCCGTTCCAGCAACCCCTGTTACTGTTATAGAGCCAACACCTGACATGGTGATGGTTCCAACACCACCTGTTCCACCAACCCCTGTTACTGAAACAGACACCCCTGTTCCAAGGGTTATAGATACGCTTCCTACACTACCCGTAGCTTCTTGCCCGGTAATAGTTGGAGCAGTATCTATACTAACACTTACGCCTCCAACACCACCTGTCGCTGCTGGTATAGTGATAGGACTGCCCCATGAAGACGAACCCCATGTACCACGACCGTAACCGTCCCACCTAACCGTAACGTCAACGCCGAAACCACCCCAAGACAGCGCTCCCCACGTAAATAGTCCAAAACCTTCGGCCATCTGCTATACCTTATTAGGCTATCCGTATAATAGCGTTAGTGGCATCTGGTGTTGGAAATACTATCTCAAAATCACCCGAAGTACTGGCTTTATCTCCACCAAAATCTAAAACAACCACGGTAGGATCACCAACCGCAGAGTCGTTATATATTAAAGCGCCGCGAGCCGTTATCGTAGCAGAAGTAAATGTCAAATTAGCAAAATCAGTTAGTCCAGTTGTACCAGAAGAAGTCGGTGTAACATTGGTTAATGCACCGCCTCCCGCTGAGTATGTACCACTGTTACCTACTTCGTTTGTCGCGGTATATGCCGTAGTCGCCGCCGTAAAGGAAGCGCTATTGGTATACAAAGCAAGTTTAAACGTGTTTCCAGACGTAGTGGTGAAATTATGGGTAGCCGTCATTAGTTCTTTTTTAAATGAGGTACACATGAAGTTACCTGTGAAAGCCATATTAAAGTCTCCTTAAAATTTCGGCCAGCGCGGGGTGTCCCGCATTAATTACAGTATTATATACGGTCGTCCGATCACTTAAAACAGCTTGACGCATATACGAAGTTACCAGCGTTTCCAGATTATTCTGGAAGGCCCGTGCTTGATCTTGTACGCTTGCAGGAGCCGTATCTGCAATAGAAATGATCTTAGACACACATTGAACAGCTAACTCTTCGGGCGTAAACCCTCGGTTATGTGTCGTATTAACCGTTACGCCAGAATCACCACGAGGTATATCTAATTTAAGTTCAAACATTATTGCCGTGGCCTTATTACTTGCCCTGTTAAATACTCGTCTTGCGTTTGGTCGGCTTCTCCAAGCAGTTTAAGTGCCGCTAACGCTTCCTGAAAACGAACAGAGTATAACTGCTGTAAATCAGGTTCACCTTTCATAAAGGTATACGCCTCAACCAGACAGCCGTAAAGAAGACATAACTGAGCGTCTGTGCTTAACCAAGTTGTTCCACCTCCCGCACCCGCTGTAATACTAACGGGCCTATAGAAAAAATGCAGTTCCATTTGTGACGCGGCAGAAGGTGCTGGTCCTAATATAAAATTATCTACGTCAAACTGAGCATAGTATTTTGGATCGCCGGTCGTAGCACTATTGGCGTTATAAGTCTGTACAAAATTTACGTCTTTAAACTCAAGAAATACTTTCTCGCTTGAAGCGTTAAGGAAAGACATTGAAAACGGCGCTAAAAAATCGGAAGGCGCTGCAAGATACTCATTCCCCAACGTAGCTAAAGCCGTGGAATTTTTCCTGAATAAGCTTAATTGCACCTGTTTTAAGATACGTTCTTCTGTCAACCTGATAAAAACAGGTAGGTTGGTTACAAAAGAAGACTCTGTATTCTCCGTATAGTCTTGTATAGCTGTTTTAAGCTGGTCATAGGTAAAACTCATGTCGTCACCACCGATACGTTTCCGACTACCGCTGTTGCATGGAAAGGTGTGAAAGCTGGCCCTTCTATAACAGGTATGCCAACATATACTTGAATCGTCATTATTCGATCAGGACGCGGGTTTTTTAAAGCTTGCGGCCCAACTGCGACCCGTAAAGGCTGTAACTGGGGTTGTTTAGGCTCCCATTCGTCGTATCCAACGAGCATTCCCGTCCATTCCAAACGCATCCTGTGCAATGGATAACGAAATCCTGACCTGTCGGAAATACCTAAAGCATGTTTTCCTACGGCGTATTTTGACCCCATCCTACACCTCTACCTAAAGTAACCGAAACCGGGGGTAATAGTTAAATTAGCCCTGTCTCTGTCCTCGGTCATAGCCCTGTCCATTTCTTCTTCATACAACCCTTTTAAGTATTGTATGCGGTTCGGGGCTTTTTTAAGAGCGATGTAATAAGCTAAGCCAGCAGCTAACGCGGGGTAAAACCTGAAAGGCATCTCCATCGTGTTAGTAGGGCTATCGGCATCGTCCATACGAACCAGCCTGTCAAACACAACTTGGTCAGTACTGTTATCGGGTGTCGGCCATACGTACATAATAGGAGTTATCTGACGATCCACAAAAAACTGCG